CGCTTTGCTTATGCTAACGATCTACAGGTAAGCCAGGCTACTGAGCACTACACTACCGCTGTTGCGTTTATTGGAACAACTAATCGTCTTGCCTTCTCTACAGCATATGAGACAACTGCTGGTGGTATCTACCTTGAATCTGAAACAGATTTAGTTCCTACTGGCTACCTCAAGACTGGCAATATCCGCTACAACACCCTAGAGCCTAAGAACTTCCGTCGTATTGTTGGCAGAGGTGACTTCACTAAAGGTTCTATGACTATCTCAACAGTTGCTGAAGACGGTGTTGAGTATGACCATATCTCATATGATGCCAGCATCCCTCCCCAAGAGGTTTCCACTACTCAGCCTGAGAGTGCTCAAGAGTATGTGGCTTTCAAGTTTACCCTTTACAAAGATGCTACAACAGCCTCTACTGGTCCAATCTTCAAAGGATACCAAGTAAAGGCTACTATCGCTACACCGCGCCAGCGGGTATTGAAGTTTCCCGTGTTCTGCTATGACGTTGAAACCGATAGGTTCAATGTGGTAACAGGATACGAGGGTAGAGCACTTGACCGTCTTCGTGCTTTAGAAAATGCAGAAGCCAACGGTGACGTGCTTAACTGGCAAGACCTCACCACCTCAACAGGTGAGTCTCGTCAGGTAACTATCGAACAACTGTCATTTACCCGCCTGACTCCACCAGATAAGCGATTCTCTGGCTTTGGTGGAATCATTGAAGTCACCTTAAGGACCGTATAACATGTCACCTGCTGATTGGGCTGGATTAGCCGTAGCCGTATTTACCCTGATTGCTGGATTTGCCAGTGCTGTTCGTTGGCTTGTAAAGCATTATCTCTATGAGTTAAAGCCCAATTCAGGTAGTTCTTTGAAAGACTCAGTTACAAGATTGGAGCGTCAAATTGAAGAAATTTATCGCATCCTTCTTGACCGTAATTAGTTTAACCGGGTGTGGTTATGATGGCTGGGTTAGATACCCTTGCCAAGAGTTTGAGAACTGGGAAAAGCCTGAGTGTAACCCGCCCCAATGTGAAGTAACTGGTACTTGCTCATCCGACTTATTGCCAGAGGTGTTTGATGCCGAGAAGTAGATTAACCCCTGAAGAGTTACACGCCAGACTTATTGTGACTATTGGAATTATCCTGGCAATCGTATTTGCTGGCTCAGTATTTTCTCTTCTATGGGCGTTGGTGTTTGTAACCCAGCCTATGAAGCAGGCTCCTAATGATGCAGCATTTATAGATCTAGTTTCTACATTAACAGTATTCCTGACAGGGACTCTGGCAGGTATCGTCTCAGCAAATGGTTTGAAATCTAAAAAGAAAGAAGAGGGACAATGAATGAAACGAGCCAAAGTAGCAAGTCCTGCTGCCGTCGCCCTGTTGCGACAGGCGACTGCCATTGCGCCGAAGCGTATGAAGGCCAGCGATGGACTGCTTCCTTCTGCTGCTCATCTAAAAGCCAGTCCTAACTCAGACCACAATACTGGACTAGCAGTAGACCTAACCCATGACCCTAAGCGCGGCATCGACTGTGCTGTTATCTTTGAGAAACTAAAGGAGGATGAGCGTGTTTCGTATCTTATCTTCCAAGGTAAAATCTGGAATAGGAAATATGCTAAGCAGGGTAACAGAAAGTACACTGGTAGTAACCCTCACAATAAGCATCTACATGTTTCTATTCTTCCTGCTGGTGCTAATGACACTAGCCCTTGGTTCTGGTGGCTAAACCAGCCTAAGGTGGTTAACCAGATCGTTGCCAACCTACAGCCCAAGCCTAAGAAAAAAGTGGTAGCATCACCCCAAAGGACTGTATGTACCTGCTGTCCTGTTCATAAACCAAAACGAAAGGCAATATGATGGAAACACTAAAGCAAGTATCGCTTACATGGTTCCGTGCTGCAGCATCCGCTGCAATCGCTCTATACCTTGCTGGAGAGTCTGACCTCAAGACACTAGGCATGGCAGCCCTCGCTGGCTTCCTTGGCCCTGTGCTCAAGTGGCTAGACCCATCCGCAACGCAGTTCGGACGTGGCGCTGAATAGCATCTAGGATGCCCTTTTAAGGGCCCTAGAAGCCGATTTGAGGCACTTTCAGGGCTAGGTAGGTATAATCCCTCACCCAGCCACTAAAAACCCCTCAGCTCAAAGTCAATTTACATACGTTGACTCTGGGTTGGGGGGTTCTTTTTTGCATTTATGTGATATGGTTCTCCTACGGGAAACCGTGGGGCAGAAACTTCAGATGATGGGGTGACGGCATAACAGCCTGACCTGACCCCCCAGCCACCTCAATTTTTTGGGGGGGTAGGGGGGGCATTTCTTAGAATCCGGGGTTCAGGCATATAGGAGGAAGCATGCCAGCATATGATTACGAGTGCCGTTCTTGTGACGATAGACAAGAAATTAATCTTCCGTTTAATCATGAAGGAGAAATCAATTGCGGTCATTGTGGCAACGTTTTATTCAAAGTATTTTCGGCGAACCCTATTCACTTCAAGGGGACTGGCTGGGCAGGCAAGAACAATTAACCTGCGAAGAAGAAGACTGGTGTGATACCTTTGATGAATGATACTACAAAAAACACAGCACTACACCGTCCTTGATGTAACCTTTTTCTGCTGCGGTGAGCAGCAATTCAAGTATATTTGTAACTATTGTGACGAACCAATGGACTGCTACTTCTGCGGTTTCGACTACAACGAACGTCATGATTGTGATATGATGTACCTATGAGCGAATTACCTAAACATATATCCTATTCCTCCTTTAACACTTGGTTAGAGTGTGGATGGAAGTACTATCTAACAAAACTAAAATCCGTACCTGAGAAACATGCAGTTTGGTTTACAGGCGGATCTGCTGTCCACAAAGCAACTGAACTCTACGATAAAGGCGAGTTCGGTGACACCACTAACATAGATGAACTATGGAACAAGGTCTGGTTTGAGCAGGTTAAGGAAGACGAATCACTTCATGGAGATATGAAGGATTGGGAGTTCCGTAGCCGTGAGGACATGTCATGGTGGTATGGTGAGGGACTATGGATGTTTGAGCGTTGGACTCAGTTCATGGCTCCAGAACGTGGCTGGAAAGTCTACGAAGATTTTATTGAAAAACAGTACGAGATACCTGTCGGCGATACTCTGGTCAAGTTAGCCATCGATCGCGTACTGACTGATTACGACGGGAATAGGGTCCTCGTCGATATCAAAACTGGTGCGTCATCTCAGAGGCATCCGCTCCAACTTGCAGTCTATGCATGGGCACTATCTAGGGAAGGTGTCTCTGTCGACAAGGCTGGCTTCTGGGATGCACGCTCCGGTTCAATCTCTCTATGGGATTTAGACCACCTACAACCTGACAGGGTTGAGGAAATCTTGACTGGCTTTGATAAGATGCGCAAGACAGAGACGTTCTTACCTAATATGAACTCCTGTGGTCGTTGCGGTGTGCTATCGTATTGCAAATGGATGAATGGAAACAAAGCGAAAGGATATGAATAATGGCAGGAGCCATGTTCCAAGTAAGTAGCAAGTTGCCTGACGGAAGAATCTTCGTCATCGCAGCAGATACTTTCAATGAGTTCAAGTCACATCTTACTGATGTGCTTGGCCCTGAAGGTAGTGAGAAGGTCATTACTACAATGGCCACATCAATCGAAGGAGTTCCTTCTTTTGAACAGGCGGTTGCGACTGTAACTGCTTCAATTCCTGGTACCGCAGAAGTACCACCAAGAACATCAACTCCATCTACTGCACCAGTAGGTCGCAGTTGTAAGCATGGTCCTATGACCAAGCGTGAAGGTTCTAGTGCTAAGGGTCCTTGGAAGGGCTATATGTGCCCAACTCCAAAGGGAACACCCGATCAGTGCGATGCAATCTTCCTTCGTCGTAACGATCCTGAATGGAGCACATTCTAAGACATGAGAACCCTTGCCCGTGCTGTTGGTAGCGCGGACATCGGTGGTGAGCCACTCCCTTCGGTGTTTCGTACTTTCGACAACAATAAGATAATCTTTCGCAGAGCAGAAGTATCTATGATTGCTGGCACTCCTGGTGCTGGTAAGTCTACTGTTGCTTTGGCGATAGCGTTGCGTTCTAAAGTACCCACGCTGTATGTGAGTGCCGACACAA